ATAAAGGCGCCAATCTGCTTGTCGCGAGCGTTAGCAAGAGTCTGACCAGCCTGTCGTGCGAGTTCCTGACGGTACTCCCACTGGGTGATCATAAGGTCGATGTTATCGAGCTCGAAGTGAGCAGCCATGGGGCGTGCATCAAGGCTAACAGCAAAGTTGCCTGCCTTAGAATCATTGCCACCAAGAAGCTCCTTACCAGCAGCCCAAGCAGGCTCTAGCTCAACGGTGCCGGTGATTGGAAATTCCATTGAACGACCAGAAGAAATTGTCTTAGCAGTAACCATTGGTTCAAAGCTCTTGTACTCATCATAGGCGTGGAGAACTTCCCCTGACCAGATTGGTAACCAGAGCTTTGCATTGCTACCAGCAGTACTATCTGTTGGTGCATAAGAAGTTGAACGATAAGCAAGATCGCCAGGGGCGAGGTTAGTTGTATCAGCCTGATAAGCTGGAGCATTAAAAGACATAATTAAAATCCTTTGTATAAATCAATAATAAAATAAAAATAGAAACAATTGCACACTTTAGGTTTAACCTTATGCTACATGATTGCCCTTAGCTGACAAGGATCGTTCACATAAGTACCAGTTCATGAAGAGAGCTAGCTCTTGCGAGGAGATCATTCAATCACTGGATGTTTCGCCAATCAGTACGTGCAGCCCTCATCTCAACCGCACGACGGAACTTGTCGTCACGCTTGAAACGAGGATTGGACATGTCCATACGGTATTCCGCCATGGACTTATATCCGGGCATCTCCATCGTTGCACCAGCAGTTGATGGAGTTACTGCGTTCGTCTTAACCTTAGGCTCGGAGTTAGGATGAGCCTGATCGTAAGCATCACGCAAACCTCGAAGAGTCAGCTCTGAGCTTGGGCCAGCGAGTCCTGCCTGCAAGCTTTGTAGTTGCTCACCAGCAAAATTGTTCGCTGCCCACCTCAGGATCTTCGAGAGCTTTTCCCCTCCACCCACAATCTCAGCGGCTGTAGTAAAAGCAGCACGACGCTTAGCTTGTTGGGCGGATAGATAATCATTAACCATTGCATCAGTGAAGCCAGTCTTTGCCTTGATCTCTTCACGAGAATCAGGAGTAAGATCACCAGTCATGGCAATCTCTTGGCTCCACTTAGTATAATCTGCATCCGTGACCCGAGCGGTAGGAGTTACCTCTTCAACAGGCTCCTCGTCCTTGGCCTCGGGTACAGGGATACGCAATTCATCGAACATATCTTCAGTACTAGCTTCAGCTTCCTTTGGAGCAGCTTCAGGTGTAGCTGAGGGCTCGACATAATCAGGATTATCAGTATTCTTAGCCATTTCATATTGTCGTTTAAGATCCGCAATCTCCTGCTGAGACTGGGTAAACTTAGCCTGAGCATTCTTTAGGCTATCAAACCAATCACCAGCACTCTTGAAATTCTCGGGAATCTTCTGACCCTGATCAGCTACATAGCGTTCAAACATTGCTCGTTCATGAGCTGCCTGTCGAGTAGCTTCATCAGCTAGAGGATCAGCCTTGACTTCCTCTAGTCCAGCCATAGCTTCAGTAGTCATCGAAGCATCATGACCTGGAGTAATTGATTCTTCTGTTTCTTCCTTGCGATAATCTTCTACTTCGTCACTCATAGTGTTCTCCTTTCATGAGATCAAAAGAACCAGCGTACACCACGGATGCAAGCCTCAAGGGCTGCAACAATGGCATTCTGGACTTTAGTTAGTACATTCTTAAGCATCACATACCTCCTTGCATCATCTGCATGGCTGCTGATGTAATACCAGTTTGGGCTACCTGCCCAGCACCGGCTCCGGCACCTTGAGCCGCACCCATTGCGACTGCTTGCTGTGCCTGCATTTCCATAGCCTTCTGTTGCATCTCCATCTGGCGTTGATCAGTCTCCTGCTCATTACGAACCCAGTTACGAGGATCGAATCCAAGAGAAGAGATAAGAGCAATACCATATTGATCCCAACGGAAGTGTTGAATAGCTTCAGGTGGTAGGTTTCTGACCATCTCACCTAGCTGCATAAGCTTGGTTAGATCACTATCTCTGCTCAGTGCCTGAAGGCCAGTAACAATACTAATAGATAGCTTACCATTCTCAGTAAACTCACCAGACAGTCGTTCATCCATCTCACCTTCACGAATCATAAGAGAGATAGTACGACGAATAATAGGATCAAGAAGTGATCTAGCAATTGCACTGAATGCACCGCCAAGAACATTCTCAATCTCCATACCAAGCATTCGTACTTCTGTTGCAGTTACACGCTCTGCTGAGCGAATACCTGCTGATCCAAGCAAGAAGGCATTACCTACTTCTCGTCTCATCTGTTCAACAGCAGTCTGACATGCAGAAAGCTGAGGACTGATAGTCTGAGCTGGTGACAATGTAAAGACATCACCCTGTCGAGCACCAATGAAGGAGCCAGTAGGTGATTGTGCTACATCATCAATATCGGTAATACCAGCAGGATCAATAGCAACCCAGAAGGTGGATGCTGCTGTCATGCCATCAATCATAGCCTTGGTATAGGCTTCTAGTGTTTCGATATCACCTAGAATCTCTTCGCAGTGAGATCGACCATAGTCTTCACCTGTAATACCAATCCAACGTAGTGGCATGAAGGGAGTGTTCTGATACGTTCCTTCATCTACTTTGTTACCTTCTTGATCTTCACTATAATAATCCCACTGCTCTTCATCTTTGTTCCAGACAACTCGGCAAAAGTGTGCCTGATAGTCTGGCAAGGAATTCATTGCATTCCAAGAAGAAGGAAAGAAGTTATTATCATAGGCTTCATACATGCTGTTGTTAGGTTCCTTGGGAACCCAATCAAGATAAATCAATTCAACAATAGAACCATCAATATCTCTTCTTACAACATACTGATCAAGACGATAAACTCTAAAAGTAAAATCATCTTCCATGACTACAAGGCAATCTCCAGCAACAATAAGATGCTGAAGAGCTAGAAAGATAGACTCACGGAGATTCTCTGTAGTCAACTTGTTGTAGATCTGATGAGACAGTGCTTCCATGTAGGAGAATGTCTCGGGATCTGCTGCATTACCATCAGTCAGCTCAAACTTAAAGAATGGTAAATCATTCAATGGCAGTAGAGCTGATAGCATTCTGCTTGCCATGTTTGTTACACCACGGGAAGCAACTGAGCTAAATGGCTTTGGTAATTCTCCATTACTGGTGATCCCATCAATTGGCAGTAGCGATGGAATAGTCAATGAAGACATGTAGCGAGAACGCTCTAGCTTGCTGCTGCGTACAGAGTCAAGGTGAGTAAATCGTTCTGCTACAGTTACATTATCTGTAGGCTTTGCTAGGTTCTTAGCCATTCAGCACCTCACTCTGGCCGGGTTTCAACTTGACCGAAACCCATGCCTGATGCGAGAGCCTTTTCAAGAGCCGCAAAGTCAACGCTGAGTTCATCAGCTTCTTGCGTCTCTTCCATAGAACGTAGTTCTACGCCAAGAGCCTTCTGTGCCTTACTTAAATCCATCTCTTGTTGCTGAGCTTGTTGCTCTAGAAACAGAGACATTTCCCTATCCTTACGCTCCAGTTCAGACTGAAGTCGTAGCTGCTCATCCGCAGCCTTTGCGAGCATACGCTCATTCTCAAGGGCAGCCCTCTCAAGTTGAGCCTGAAGCTCACTTTGAGTAGAACCACCCATAATAATTGGAGTGCCGCCACCCATAAGTAGCTCCTTTCAATCACATAGGTCGGGTATCTGCAAATTGAATACCACCACCCTGTTGAGAAGTAGTATCACCAAACGAACCAAGAGTCTCAGAGTATTCACGCTTCTGCTGTTCTAGCATCTGACGAACACGCTGCTTCTCTTCTTCAATACGCATTTCTTGTTCTTTGTTACGCTGCTGTTGACTTTGATAAAGACTATATTGCTGTTGAGCCATCTGCTCTCGTCGCTTGAATTCTTCTCGCACTGCTTTCTCATCATCAAGACGAGAAATACGGAGACGTTCAGCCGTAGGAGCAACAAAGCTTTCAAGAATCTGATTAATGTCTTGATCGAAAAAGGCTGAAGTACCGCTAAATTGATGCGTACCAAGAAGACTATATTGTCCACCAACTGTAGTGATATCACCCATCTCCGCAACAGCAGCCGCTTCAGCAAATTGCTGAGCATCGGCTTCGATAGCCTTAGCTGATTGATACTGTTTCCAATATTCTGCTCTTGTTCTATCATAAGGGCGCCAGGTGGAACCTGATGATCCCCACCTTGTCGCACCAATGCTTTCTATAAATGCTTTTTCATCACCACCAAACGGCTCTAGGAACTGAGCAGTAGTACCATACTTTTCCTCCGCCTCAGAAAGAAGTTGTGACTTTTTTTCTTCGGTGAGCCTTTTGAATTTGCTAATAATTGCTTCTCGTGCTGCTGATTCAGGATCATAACCATTACTGTAGATATCCTCAAACTTTGTACCAAGCTGAAGAACTTCCCCAGTAATCGGATCTTGAAATGAAAAGTCTATGGTAGGTGCGGTAGGAGCCTTGAATCTCTCAAGTTCTTGGAGATATCGTGAAGTGCCCTCCATAGCAGATTGTGCTAGTTGTGAATATTGACGCTGGCTAGATGCTGGACTAGCAGAACCCATTCCCTGCTGGCGAATAGCACCAAGCCGAGTATTGATGTTTTCAAGATTAGATGCAAAAGTCTCTGCTGCTTGTCCTTGCTGAAGCATTTGAATATTAAATGCTTCTCCGGCTTTGCTAAATTCTTCAAGCATCTTGTTTCGATCCTGAAGACGATCATATTCAAATCCCTTGGCTGCTCGAAGACCAGCTAGATCGGTAATACCGGCCATATCTCCAGCAACTGTTTGATATCCACTTCCATAACCAGGGGTTCCCCAACCGAAATACGCCGCTCTTTTCCTCATAGAACCTGAAGTTATGTTTTCAGCAGAAGTGCGGAAAAGCGGTATAATCTCTTGTTGGTAGATATCAAGGAGAGAAGTTGTGCTCATAGGCTAATCTCCTTTCTTATATTTAGAAAAGATTGTGTCTAATTTCTCAATAGCCCAGAGCTGACCAGCATAGTAAGCTTGCTCTCTGGCAATGTCTTCACTCGTCCGAGTCGAATCGTACTTCGGACTTCGCAGAAGACTTCTTAGATCCTCGATCGCCTCTTCGAGAGAGGGCATCGAGTTTTTCTTCGAGTTCATGGATCTTCTCCTGCTGGGCTTCTAAAAGTTTTGCAATATCACTGACGACAAGTCTAATCTCACCGCCATTCATTTGCCCGCCACGAGCGAGCTTAGCTTTAATAATATCGAGCATATTCATGGTTGTTCTCCTTCTACATCGACAATCTCACATGAGTTGCCGCTACATGCAAAGGTTTGCGAAGACTTGGTAGTGTCTTCCTTCTCATATTCACTAAGCTTCATCCAGTCGATCTCCGGGAATGCAGCAACACGCTGCTCATATTCTTCCTTTGTGATCTCCTC